TTAGAATTTATTGATGTAGAATTCTTAATTACTCCAACAGGAGCATCATTTGAGAATATCTAATAATATATAAAAAGGAAAGGGAGAGTCTAACGACTCTCCCCTACCTAAAGTAAAAATTGAGATGACACCCAGTATACTGGTTATTATTACTAGTTTTAATTATTATCTAAATATTAGTTATTAATCTATACTAGTATTTACTGGGTAATGAAAAAATAAGGAATAAATTTGACAAAGTCAAGTCAATTTGAACACAAAACAAAAAATATTTCGAGAAGAGATATATTTATAATAAAGATAATAAAAGAAATTTAATTTAAAGATACAGATATGGCGGATTTATTAATGAAAATGCCCGTTCCTTATGAACCAAAAAGAGTTAACCGATTTATCGTTAGGTTTCCCTCTTCATTAGGTATTAACGAATGGTTTGTTACTTCGGCAGCAAGACCAAGTGCAAAAATCAACTCGACTGAGATTCCATTCCTGAACACTTCAACTTATGTTGCAGGTAGATTCGTATGGAATGAATTAAGAGTCACATTTAAAGACCCAATTGGACCTTCAGCATCACAAGCATTGATGGAATGGTTCAGATTACACGCAGAGTCCGTAACAGGTAGAATGGGTTACGCTGCGGGGTATAAGAAAGACATTGAATTAGAAATGTTGGATCCTACGGGAGTAGTAGTTGAGAAATGGATATTACAAGGAACATTCATTACTGACTTAAACTTCAATGAATTAGATTACAACAATGACGCATTGGCAACTATCACATGTTCTCTGAGAATGGATAGATGTATCCAAGTATATTAATAACATTAATAATATCTGTCTAAACGATAAGAAAGAGGGAAATTTAAACATTTCCCTTTTTTTGTGCAAAAACTTTACTTTTAGTTATTTATTAGTTACATTTTAATAGATTAAGATAATATGGATAATAAAAGTAATGTAGGAATAGACCCAACGATAGCGTACGACGTTGTTGAACTACCAAGTAGAGGTATATATTACACTAGTGGGTTAAAATCAGTAAAAGTGGCGTACCTAACCGCGGCGGACGAAAATATTCTATCTGCAGCGAATTTAGTTGCATCAGGTAAAGTGATAGAAGAACTTTTAAGAAGAAAGGTCCTCACTAAAGATGTTGATGTGTCTGATTTAGTTCTTGAAGATCAACAGGCAATTCTTATATTTTTAAGAAATACTGCATTTGGGTCAGAACTTAAATTGAAATTAAAGGACCCACAGACAAATGAAAGTTTTGACCATTCAGTTGATCTATCGGAGTTAACCTATAAAGAGTTCGACATCCAACCAGACGAGAATGGTGAATATCCACATTACATGGAGAAGTCAAAAATCAATATAACCTTTAAGTTTTTGACTAAAAAAGAAGAAGACGAACTTTCCGAAATTGAGAAGAGTTGGAATGGAATAGGTACAGCACCTATCGTAACTAAAAGATTAGAAAAGTTAATTCAATCGGTAGAAGGGAACAAAGACCCGATGAATACAAGAAACTTTATAGATAGGTTACCAATATTAGATTCACAAAATTTTAGAAAATACTACAATAAAATCAAACCAGGTGTCGATCTAAGACACGAAGTTAACGCCCCGTCAGGAGAAAAAGTCAGGTTTACTATCGACTTTGGGGTGGAGTTTTTTCGCCCTTTCTACGGAATATAGGCAGAATCAGTTTTTAGAACATCTGTTTTTGGTGAAAAGAGGGTTTACACACAGAGATTTACTCGAGATGCCCATTTATTTAAGAAAATACTACGTCGAACGACTTGTAGAAGCCGAGAAAAAGAACGACTAAGTATTTATCAATATGGACCCAAAGGCAGTAGAAAGATTATATGATCAATTCAAAAATGACGAAATTAGTCAAAGAGAGTATGATAGGGCTATTGCACAACTTCAAAAAGATTCTAAAGGGAAAAACAAAGGTGGAGGAACATCAATTGTTGACGGTGGGAAAGATCTATTTAGTCGATTATTAAGAGGTTCACTAGAACAATCGGGAGCACCTGAACAACAAAATGATTTAGGTTCAGTATTAAGTGCATACAACCAAGTAAAGAGTGATCCAAACAATCAAGATAATTCAATTATAACAAACTTAGCGAAGACTATTGGTGCGGTTGCAACTAATAGTATGGAAGAATACGCAAAACAATCAAGTTTTCTACTTGGAGAGTTAAATGCGGGTGTTGGTTTAACAGGACAATTATCGAAAGACTTTAGAGACTCAATACGAGAGGGACAACCTGATTTAGAAAGGTTAGGTCTTACATTCAAAGAAATTAGTGATGCTGCGGGAGAACTTGTAGAAAGTACAGGGAGATTTGCACTCGTAGGGACAGAAATGTTAACACGAGCGGGTGAAATTGCGGTTGCGTATGGAATGAACATGTCAGATGTAACTTCAGCGTATGCAGATTTTGAAAAGGTTGGTATTGGTGCATCGGAAGCACAGGAGTCAATAGCGGACGCGGGTAAGAGATCATTAGAATTGGGTCTCCAATCAAGACAAACAATTGAAGGTATGATAGACAACATATCTAAATTGAATGAATATGGATTTAAGGACGGACAAGATGGTTTGGCGGAAATGGTAAGAACAGCCACAAGATTGAGATTCAGTCTTGAGAGTACATTTACCGTTGCAGATAAAGTATTTGAACCTGAAGGGGCATTAGATTTGGCGGCAAACTTACAAGTATTAGGTGCCGCATTTGGTGATTTTAACGATCCATTAAAACTAATGTATATGGCAACTAACGAGGTAGAAGGGTTACAACAAGCGTTAGCGGGAGTATCACAAAACTTAGCGGTCTACAATCAAGAAACGGGGAATTTTGAGGTTACAGGTACTAACCTAAGGATGGCACGTGATATTGCAAAACAATTTGGTATCGACATTAAAGAAGTAACAAATTCCGCAATTGCGGCACAAGAAAGAGCACAGGCGGCACTCGCATTAGATGGTTTAAATATTAGTGACGACAACAAAGAATTCCTTACTAACCTTTCAAGAATGAAGGATGGTGAGATGCAAATCGAATTATTAACACCTGAATTACAAAAACAGTTTGGTGCGTCTACCGTGAAATTATCCGAATTAAACAACGTACAAGCGGCAAGACTTAAAGAATATCAAGACGAGTTTACGGAAATGTCTGAATCAGATATTGTTAGACAACAAGCAACGACAGTTGAAAACATATCGAGGGATTTAAGATATATGATATCACTTGCGAGACTACAGGTAGCGGACGTATCTGATACGGTATTAAAAGAATTCGTTGGGATGGACTTTAAAGACGTGGGTTCGTTCCTGAGTGGTAAAAGTGATGATGCCACAGACTATGTTGCAGAGGGAATAAAAGGTGCGGGTAAATTTATGATTGACGAAATTAAAAATGCAGTAGGTAATCAAAATACCAACATCACACAAACAAGTACAAATAGTAATGTTACAGGAAATGTTACCGTAACTCACAGTGCTTCAAACAATGCAGTAAACAAATTGTCCAAAGATTTTGACAAAGTACTGAATATGGATGATAGGGATTTACTAAAGACCACATACAGACGGTAGTTTTAATTACTAATTAGTATATATTTTCGTTTTAAATCTATTTATCTTATAAACAAAGTTATATGCCAACTAATTTAGATTTTGATTCTACTTCTCAGTTTAGAGATAGTATATTGGCGAGGACATTACAACAACCAAATGGTCCTCAAACATTTACTAATTCCTCTTATTCTGTAGAAACACTTAGTGATCTTGCAAACACAGATCCTGGTGAGGTAGACACTAATCTAACAACATACCTACAAACACCTTCAACAAGAAATACATTTACTACAAACGTATTCGATGAGGTAAATCAATTAAGAGACATACCAAGACTAACCAACGACGGATTATATCCCTATTTTAATAATTCCGATTATAGTTTGGTTGGTATCATGGCAACAAACAATTATGATAATGAGTCGAGACTTATGCAATTCGCAGCTCGAAACATTAGAGAGAACTCCCAAGGTCCTGTTTTGGCAAGAATTACACAAAATTTGGTTGCTGCAACATATGGGAGAGTTAGATTAATAGATGCGTTAGAAGGTAATTTAGCGACAGCAATAAACCTTGTAACAGGAAGGGAAGATCTCATAGAAAAGAATAACAAGATTACCGTTGCCAAAACTTTGGCGGGTAAGGCAATAGATTTTATACAAACGGTTGCGGGTATTGAATTTCCTTTTAGTGAGATACCAGGTGATTATTTAACCAATCCAAGAAATCCAATAAATAATAGACCCGAAGCACAAACAGGTTTAGGTGCAATTATTCAGGACGTGACGGGAGTGTTAGGTTCTCTAATTGGTATACAAAGAAGACCAAAATTAAGTAGAAAACCATCTGATCTTATGATTGAATATATGGGTGGTGGACAAAAGGCGGTTTTATTTGACAATTTAAGATATTCAACGTACGCACCAAACTACACTAAAACGGCAAGATCACAACAATCATCTAAACTATTCAATTTCGTAAATAAGATTGGTGATGCGATTAATGATGT